AAGTTCTGGAAGAACATCCTCCTGATGTGGACATTCGAGTGTTAGAAAAAATAGAATCAGAAAAAATTAAGCACTTTTTTGCGGAGGGAAAGGTTTTTTACAATACACCCAAAAGCCGCGATAAAGAAATAAATGAACTTTTAGGTTGACTTATACACAAAAGGAAGGTATCTTATGGGAAGCTTTGATAAAAAAATGAGACGTAAGAAGTATAAAGAAAGTAAAAAAGAAATACAAGAAAAGATGGCTCTCTTCGGGAAGCTAGGCGACTCTTGCGAAACTTGTCAGAAACCCTTTGACAAAAAAGATCCTGTGCAGGTAAAGAGTTGGAGCGTCGTTGTAAAGGAAGAGAAGGAAACAGTGCGGTTGTATTGTCCTGAGTGTTGGGACAAGGCCGTTAGTATTATTAGTGACTTTAAAAAACGTGTGGAGACTCGTAATGATAATTGAATATGCCCGCGTTCGAGAGAACGTAGTACCGCCCACAAGAGGCAACCCCAGTGACGCTGGCCTTGATGTTTATTTCAATCCAGAGGACGAAAAGACAGCGTATCTGCTGCCTGGAAGAAGCACCCGACTTCAAACGGGGTTGCGCTTTGGAATCCCTCATGGCTATATGCTTCAAGTAATGAATCGCTCCTCTGTCGCCGCTAAGAAAGACTTGATTGTCGGCGCTCATGTGGTCGATTCGGGGTATGACGGGGAAGTATTCATCGACATACATAACATTGGAAACATCCAACATTCAGTCACCCCAGGCGCAAAGATAGCACAAGTCGTATTGATACCAGTANTTTCATTCCGAGCGCTGGAATCAGTATCTGGAGATCTTTACGATTGGTATCCCATTGCAATCTCTGAAAGAGGCGAAGGGACACTGGGAAGCACAGGAGATTAAAATGGAAGAACCTAAAAAGAAAAAGAAAGGATGTGGCAAGTGCCCAAACGCACCGGAAGGCCAAGGATGCGGCCCTACCCCTGAAAAGGTAGACCACCCACCTCATTACAACAAGGGCAAGATTGAAGTTATCGACGCCATTGAGGCTTGGGATCTCAACTTCAATTGTGGAAACGTTGTAAAATACGTTGTGCGACACAAGCACAAGGGATCCCCTATCGAGGATATAGAGAAGGCGGTTTGGTATCTGAGCCGTTATCTTGTGCAACTAAAGGAGCAAGCACGTCATGCAAATTCATCGTCCTAAAAGCTGGTCTCACGGAGACAGCCTAACTGAAACATTGTCATACGATGATGTACTGCTCGTCCCACAATACAGTGATCTCAACACACGCAAGGCTGTGGACTTAACGTCGGATCTTGATGACGTGTTGAAATTTAAGCTACCTGTTGTGTCCAGTCCGATGGATACCATTACGGAAACAGATATGGCCCTCGCTATGCATCAAGCTGGAGGGTTGGGNATAATTCATCGCTACAATACCATTGATGANCAGTTGAAGCTCGTTCGTGATGTCTTTCGAGAAGANCCCGATGCCAGAGTTTCAGCAGCCATAGGTGTTACCGGGGATTACTTTGAGCGTGCTATGTCTTTATGTGAGTCAGGAGTGCAAGTATTGTGCCTTGATGTCGCCCACGGCCATCACATTCTTGTTAAGAAGGCCCTGCGAGAACTAAAGAATACTTTTGCAGAGTCTGTTCACGTAATGGCTGGCAACGTCGCCACCCTTGAGGCATTCGACGCATTAGCTGAATGGGGTGCCGACAGTATCCGTGTTGGAATCGGAGGCGGTTCAATTTGTTCTACTAGACTAGTTACTGGTCATGGGATACCAACTTTACAGAGTGTCCTTGATTGTGCGCGAAGCACATACGATGCAAAAATCATAGCCGACGGAGGCATAAAAACTACAGGCGATATGGTAAAGGCGTTCGCTGCCGGTGCAGACTTTGTAATGGTGGGCTCGCTTTTAGCAGGCACTAAGGAAACACCAGGAGATGTCCTTAAAAACAACGAAGGAATCAAATACAAAGTCTTCAGAGGAATGGCTTCGCGCAACGCGCAAAAAGCTTATCGTGGAAGATCCTCAACTCCAGAAGGAATTTCTACTACAGTCCCTTACCGGGGCGGTGTTGAGCAAATCCTTGAAGATTTTCACGGTGGGATTGCTAGTGGGCTATCTTATACGGGCGCTTCTTGCCTAAAAGATTTCCGTTTTAAGAGCCGCTTTATAAAGCAAAGCAGCGCTGGCCGCAGTGAAAGCAGCACCCACATCTTAGGGCGGTATAAGTGAGGGTACTAATATTAACAGCAGTTTTTTTATTAACCTGCGCCGAGCCAGTTACTTACGATTGTGAAGGGTGGGAGAAACGCTCGTGCGTATGTCCCGATGGTGTCGAAGGGATTCAGAGATGTTCTCGCGGAGAACATTTTGGCGACCCCGTGAAGGCACGCACCTGGCAGTTCTGTAGTTGCTGTTTCGATACCAAGCAAGATCAGTACGGCGTCTATCGCTACAGTGTTGATCCTGACTCGGGGTGCTGGGATGATGTTTACGACCCATCCATAGCTGATGTTGAGGAGGCACCGTGAAAGACCCAACGATACCGACACCGGAAGAGCGTAAAAAGTTTATGTTCTACGATTCAGGCAAGAGACAAACAGACCTAAAAATTCGTTTAAGAACTGATAATTTAAATCAATCAATGTTCTTTCGGATGATGATCACGGGCTACCTGGAAAGAGATGAAAATCTCATTATGTTTATTGAGAATTTTAAGCAAGAAAACCGCTTAGAAGGCCGATCACACACAAAAACAATAGTGAAGAGCGCCAAAGCGTCCCAAGACACGCGCAACAAGTTTGGACTTGACACAACAGACATCGAAAGTTTTTTCGACATTATGGAAGAGGAGCATCCAGATCTATGAAATGTATTAAGAAGTGCCGAGAGTCCAAAAGGGCTTGTAAACAAAAAGATTGCCGAATGTGGGTAGACTATCCCGCAGATTTGAACTGTACTTATGAAGCAGTTAATAAAAACAACAGTCTTTCCTTGCGCGAAGTGGCCAAGAGACTTGGCATTAGTTTCGTGCGCGTCAAGCAATTAGAAGACAAGGCGCTTGATAAGTTACTCAGGGCACTCAGAAAAGAAACGTCCCTCTCCGAAGACTATTTAAGGGAGATGCTTCTTTGTGAATAAAAAACAGCATCTTACCACTCTAATGAACTATATATTGTGAAAGATAAAATATCTTTTATTACTACTTTTAAACAATCGCAAGGAGATTACCCCATGAAAAAGCAAATGCTTAATGAAGGCGAAATTCGTAAGATGATGAAATTTGCTAACATCCAGAAACTTACAGAGAACTTCCTCGACACTCAGATCGCAGAAGAAGAAGAACTCGAACTTGGCGCTGAAGAGGAAGAAGAGCTTCCACTTGGTGATGACGAAGGCGCTCTTGAGCTTGACGCTGAAGAAGAAATTGAGATTGAGCCTGAAGGCCCCAAGAGCAACGAAGAAATTGCTCAACAACTCGCCGCTGGGGTCGCTGACTTGCTCAGCCAAGTCCTCGATGTTAATGTTGAGTCCGAGACAGATGATAGTCTCGAAGATGATGGTTTGGGAGAACCCGAAGCAGAAGTCGAAGTCGAAGACGAGCTTGACGTAGATGTTGAAGAGCCAGGTGCCCGCAATATGTACGAAGAAGAAGACACCGACTCCCCCGGCTTAGAAAAACTCGACGAAGAAGACGCTGAAGAACTCGACAAAGAAGACGCTGAAGAACTCGACGAAGGTGGAGAAACCCACAAGGGCAAAAAGAAAAAGACCAGTGGCCCCAAGCGCGGAGAGAAGAAAGGTGATGAAGCCTTCAAAAACGAAGACCTCGTTAACGAGATTACTCGTCGCGTAGCCTCCAGGCTTCTAGCCCTTAAAAACAAGTAGTATAGAAGAAAGTATTAAAAAAGCCCGATACCTCCTTGTATCGGGCTTTTTTATTGCTATAATATAGTTATTATTACAAGGAGATACCATGGATACTCAACTTATTATGGCGGCACTTTGGTTTGGCTTGGGCGTACTATCTTATAGATTACTGTCTTACTTGATGGAATACGGACGTTCAGCCCTAATGGTGCAACATACTGTCTTTGGATTACTGCTAATGCTAAAGTATTACGACAAAGTCTTCCAAGGAGAGAAAGAAAAGATCATCAAAAAGATCAAAGAAGACAACCCAGAGGCCACCGCGAGCCATAAGTTACTAGATTTAACCCTAGATGCGTGGAGACTTCAGAGCATTCGGTCTATTAAAAACTACTTACCTAAGAAGCTGCAACCTTTAGTCCATTTTAATACGTGGAATGAAGCGATGCGCTTTCTAAACAAAATTGAAAAAGGATTAGGAAAATGAAAAGACTCTCGTTCGGCCCCAAAAAGAAAAAGAATTCCAAAGCATCTGATGCCGAAGAGTCACAAGAAACTCCAGAAGAAAAGGACTCATCGTTTGATCCTCTCACGCTACTCCCAGCGCTTTTTGGAGCAGGTGGAGACAAGGGGAAGAAGGAAGAGCTACGACTTACTGGTATCTATGGTTCCATCAATGAGGAAAGATGCCTTGAGGCAATTTACTCCTTACATATGCTGTATGTGTCAGGAAAACATCTCGTCCCCCAGAACCCTACCGACGAAGATTCCCCTTTGGTCGAGGCCATCGACCCCATCGATTTCTTGGTGTCAAGCTATGGCGGCGCTGCCGCAGAGATGTTCGGCGTCTATGATACCATTAGTGAAATGAAGCAAAAGTGTGAAATCCGCACCATCGGCTTGGGCAAAGTAATGTCTGCTGGCGTCCTCCTCTTAGCTTGTGGAACCAAAGGCACGCGAAAGATTGGCGCTAACTGTCGAGTGATGATCCACGGAGTTATCTCAGGCCAACACGGCCATCTCCACGATGTTGAGAATGAATTTGAAGAGGCCAAGCTGACTCAAGAGTCTTATATTAAAGCCCTGGCCAAAGAAACGAATATGAAGCCTGCCTATATTAAAAAGCTCATCCAAAGAAAAACAAATGTTTATTTAAACGCTAAGGAAGCAGTTGAATTAGGTATCGCTGATATTATCATTTAAGAGTATGTGTATGAATTGGTGGAAAATACGTTACAATAAGAAGTCCGCAAAAAAATATGGCTGGGCTCCCTTTTGGTTTAGAGCAACCCAATTCGACCAATTTTTGATTGAATCAATTAAAGGATTTCAACGCGACCACGGTCTAGAGGTCGATGGTATGTGCGGCCCTGCAACATACAGAAGAGCTTATACTGTTGTGGAAAATAGAATTGCTAATCAGGACAAGGCTCCGAACTGTCTCCAACTTAAAGGGCCATCAATCCCTGTGACGAACCATATTCTATGCAACGGCAAAGAGACAGTGATTGAGTGGCACAAGGTAAAGATCGACCCCATCAAGTCAGGATGTTATAAGGAAGTGAAGAAGGAGCGCCACCCCGCTATGATTGTAACACACTGGGACGCCGCCCTGTCCGCAGCATCATGCAAGAGTATACTTGAAAAAAGAAAAATCTCCACTCATTTTGTCATTGACAACGATGGGACAATAGTCCAACTCCTCGACACCAACCATATTGGCTGGCACGCGGGGATCCGTGCCGTCAACAATGTTTCCATTGGTATTGACTTTAGCAACGCTGTTTACGAAAAATATAACAAGACATACGAGAAGAGAGGCTTTGGCCCCCGACCTGTTATCGAGGGTTGGAAAGTTCACGGACGCACCGTAAAGCCTTTCTTGGGTTATTATTCAGTACAGATCTCGGCTTACAAAGCATTGCTTAAAGCTCTATGTTCGCATCACGGTATCGAGCTAGAGTGTCCCCTAAACGAAGACGGCTCGCTGAATACTACCGTGGACAAGAACGCTTCTAAAGGGAAATTCAAGGGCATCGTGAACCATTATAATCTTACCAAGAAAAAATGGGACACCCTTGGGCTGGAACTGGACAAAATAACGGAGGAACTAAAGAATGTTTGATTACGATTCTCTTCTGAAAGAGATTAAACAAGTGATGGGTGATAAAAAAGTTATCACAATTACAGAAAAGAAGGTAAAAGCACGGAAGGAATCTAAGACCATTGCGCTTCCAGTTTTCAAGATTTCGGAGAACTGGGGAAAGCCTGGTAATGAAGACAGAAAAGCAGTGGCTTCTTTCTTAGGGAATATTAAAGGAGGCACNCTGAGAGAGAAGGTGGAAAATTTGGAAAACTTTGTCTCTGAGTGCAAGGCAGATTGTATCGCGGCCAAAGATGTTCCTGAGATATTGGGTAACCTCGTTTTCTTGGATGTCCTTTCTTCCATCATCTATGATTATAATGCAAAGACGGCTGGTTTTTTGTGGGAATCACTGCTTGCTGTGTTGATAAAGGGAGAACAACAACAAGCAGAGATGGGCAGAAACACTCCTATCGAAGATGTGATAGACGCCGAGGGAGCCGCCCTTAGTTTAAAACTTGTAAAAGGCGNCGCGCCTGATATTGGGGGAAGCTTGGCTGGTCTAGAACGTGCATTCAAAAAGTTTGGCCAAGTTACATATATTGTTGTAACAAAAACAAATGCACCTGACACCAAGTTAACATTTTACAAGACTATTCTTACTCCTGATAACGTGGAAGACAAGATCAAGCCAGTTTCGGGAGGTAATCGGTGGAAGATGTCTGGTGAATCCTATAAGGAAGAAGTACTGGGATCTCTTTCTCTAGGTTCTCCTGAGAACCTGAAGGCGGTCGCGTCGCAGTATGTGTCCCGCTTAGGCGAAGGTGTTACGGAGATCTTCAACACCCTTGATGCTTTGACCAAGAATATTAACATATATTTTTCTGGAGCAGAAGGTGCAATAGACGCTGGGTCCGATGCCAAGGACCAGGCCGCACTTCTTAAATTAAAAGTTGATCAAGAATTTTAAATAACTCTTTACAAACTGTGATTCTGTGACTATAATATAAGTTGATATGAACGGAGGTACAAGTGACTAAACAATATCAACACGGCAATCAATTACACGAGAAGATTCTAAAGGGAGTCAACGTACTCGCTGACAACGTAGCAACCACACTCGGCCCAAAGGGNCGCAATGTAATCTTGCACAAGAAAGGCGGAAAGCCAATCGTTACCAAAGANGGGGTAACTGTAGCTAAATTTGTAGAGTTTGAGGACCACTTTGAAAACGTAGGTGCTCAGATAATCAAACAAGCTGCCGACCAAACGAACACTAATGCAGGAGATGGAACTACTACCTCTACTGTGTTGGCCCGCGATATCCTTAACAAGGCGCAGAAATATTTAGCTGCCGGGACATCTCCTGTAGAGTTGAAAAGGGGGATGGATAAGGCCGTGAAGCAGATAACTCAAAACTTGGCCGACCTTTCAACCCCAGTGCGTAGCCGAGATGATATCGAACATATCGCCACCATCTCAGCCAATGGCGATACCACGATCGGAAAGCTTATTGCGATGGCTGTAGACAGCGCCGGAAACGATGGGTCTGTCACGGTCGAGGAAGGCAAATCAGTGGACACCACTCTTGATGTTGTAGAAGGCTTCAGGTTTGATGCTGGTTATTTTGCGAATGCTTTTATTAATAATGAAAAGCGACAGTGTGTTACCTACGAAGATTCTTTAATTTTGGTAACTGATCACAAACTTGAGAGTGTTCAAACGCTACTCCCCCTTCTTGAGCAGACAGCCAAATATGGTCGCCCCCTTATCATCGTCGCAGAGCAAGTTGAAGGGCAGGCACTAGCTGCCTTGATTATGAATACTGTCCGTGGCACGATGAAAATTGCTGCCGTCAAGGCCCCGCGCTATGGTAACGAACGCCGCAACATAATGAAAGACCTGTGCCTCGCGGTTGGCGCCACATTTGTGAGCCGCGAGTCTGGTATTAAAATGGAAGATGTCAAACTCGAACACCTTGGCCGATGCAAGAAGGTAGAGATTTTGAAAAACTTTACCACCATTGTAGACGGCCAGGCCAATTATGAAAAGGTCGAGGAAAGAATAAACCAACTCAAGGAAGAGATTAAACAAACAGAGTCAGAATCTGAATGTGTATCTATTCAAGACCGAATTACACGCCTCGCTAGCGGCGTCGCTGTCATTCGAGTTGGCGGCGCAACTGAAGTGGAAATGACTGAAAAAAGGCACAGGATTGAAGATGCCCTGGAAGCAGTTAGATCTGCTCAGCTTGAAGGCATAGTACCAGGCGGTGGCACGGCACTCCTCCGCGCTGCTCAAAATCTAAAGATTGATACAGACAATGATGAGCAACAACTAGGTGTTCAACTTATTAGACAATCACTCACGGCCCCAATCCGACAGATGGCCTTGAACGCTGGCGAGTCCCCTGATTTGGTGGTGCAAATGGTGACCAAGACAAAAAAGAAAAATCAAGGCTGGGACTTTTCCACAGGCAAAATGGTGGATGTCTATGAGTGTGGCATTTTAGATCCGGCCAAGGTAACGCGCAATGCAATAGAGAATGCTACGTCTGTCGCATCCACTCTCTTGACCACCTCTTATGCAATAATTGAGGATTAAAGATGAAAGTAAAAATAAGCTACAATATTGAATTAGATGATGTTCCTGAACATATCTCGGAGTTGTTAAATAACATTGGCACCAGGCTTGAGGCTGTAGCCCAGGCAACTTCTAATACGGCGATAAAAGTGAAGAGTAAGCAATTTCCCGCCTCAGCCCTCTTAGGCACCCTGGGAGGTTTGAGGGAGGAGTTGGAAAAGATAGACACATTGTTTGCCGACTTTGGAGCCATATTGGCAGGGTATGAACAGGCCCTCCTTGCCCCCGAAGCATTGATAGAGCAACAAGAGGCCGCAGCAAACGCCGAGAGCACTGATGAAGAATAAATATTCCAAAGGGGACCTTGTTTATATTCCGCAAGCAGTAAGTCTTTTTACTTACAAGGGACCTGAAAGATTTTATTCGACCAATATGAGATTAAAAATCCCACGTAATTGCTTAGTTGTTGACATAGACGAAGAGAATCAGTTCGCTTCTGTTTTATACGATGGAGAGACGTGGTTTGTTAAGTTAGCCGATATTTACCCAGCCACACGAGATGAAGGAGAAAAAGCAAGTGTTTGATAGCTATGTTTTATATGTGAAAATTGAATGTCCGTTTTGTATTCGAGCAGTCGAAACAATTGAAGAAAAAGGATTTGAATATAAGATAGTAGAAGTAGATGATTGTTCTGAAGGCTTCATAGGACAACTTAAAGACGCTTTCAGTCATGATACTTTCCCGATGATTATGGGTTATGATGATACCTATGAATCATACAACTGGATCGGCGGCTTTGATAATCTGATAGAGAGCTTGCATGAGTAAAAAAGGCTCAAAAAAAGGGAAAGCTTTGACGATGGATCTCGTGACTCTAATGGAATACGAGAGAGAAGCGCTCCAAGAGCGATCGTTATACGTCAACCTGCTGGGAGAAAAATTGGCAGCAGAAGATTTAGATTATAGGCTGCTAGAAATGTTGAGCGATGGACTTTCCATCTCCAACAAGCTCTTAAGAGAAATAAATTTAATTGTCTCAACGAATCCTATTATGATTCCTGAAGAAAAAAAGATAGAACAAGTGGTACTCTTCCCAGAAGACCGTACTATCTTAGAGGCCATCATCGTCACGCGGGCTCACCTGAGACAAGATATGAGAAGAATCAAAAATATTTCAAGCTATTATCATTAATCGCTTGACTTTAAAAAAAGGGTTATTAATATAAGAGAGAGTCGCTTTATGGGCTCAGAAATTAACTCGCTTATAAAAGGAGAAAATACTATGACGAATACAATTTCATTATTTAATAACCGTGTGCCTAATTTAATTGGGCG